GAGCTCATCAGTCAAATAAAATTGAGGGTGCAGCACCCGAAGTATCAGTAGCTACTTAATAAAACGCTACATCGTCGAAATACGTACATTCACCACGCAATCCCTTGCACTCTTTACAAAAATCATATATATTTTAAGCACTATACATTAATAACAAAAAAGTAAATATAGACGCGTATAGTCGACATCCCTAGAGGACTATATTTACGTATTCTAGGAGGAATATAAAATGGCAAACACAACATTTTCGGGACCGATTAAAGCGGGAACGATCTCAAACACAACAGGAACAACACTTGGATCTAATGTAAAAAATACAGGTCAAGTAGTAATGTCTCAATCAATTATGATTGATGCAGCAGTCGTAGTAGGAACAACTACTTACAACGTAGGTGTAATACCAAAAAACTCACAACTACTTACAACTACAATTAGAGTAGCAGTAGTAAGTAATGCGAGTGGAACAGCAACTGTATCTGTAGGAAAAACAGGAACAGCTCAATACTTAATAGCTAACACTAACGTTAAAGCTTTAGGAGAAACTTCTTCAATAGCTGACGCTGCTTTAGACGAAGCTGATAGATTTGGTTCTGATACACAAATTACAGCGACTCTTATATCTGCAGGTGGTACTGCAACTACAGGTCAAGTAACTGTTACGTTCACGTATGTTCAAGCAAATAATTTGCAAGACGCAGCAACAGCGTAATTAATTAATTAAGTGTGGGCTTCGGCCCACACAAAATTTAAAAGGAGAAAATATGGGATATGCAGGTGGCGCAACGCCAGTAAACCAGTTCTACACAGAAACTAGTACAACAGTTAAAAACAAAGCAGCTGGTGGTGTAGCAGCGGGACCAACTATTTATTTGAAAGGGGTTACAATTAATCCTTCAGCAAATACTTGTCATGTAAAAATATATGACGGGTCAAGCAATGGTGGTATTTTAATCTACGAACAGAAATGTTTAGATGGAGAAATGTATCAAGAGTATATTGCAGCTGTAGGTATTAAAGCTCAAAATGGTCTTTATGTTGAATTAGTAGCTGGAACAACTTCTGTCGCAGTAATTTGGCAGTAAAAGGAGGTTAATGACTACTTCCGGAACAATAACATTCAATCCACCGATTGATGACATTATCGAAGAAGCGTATGAAAGAACTAACATACGTGGAACTCGTAGTGGTTATCAATTAAAAAGTGCTAGACGTTCATTAAATATATTATTTTCTGAATGGGCTAATAGAGGTGTGCATCTTTGGGAGATTAAAGAAGCAACAGTTCCATTAGTTCAAGGTCAAGCAGTTTATGATTTTGCAAAAGACAATACTAATTTTCCAAATGACATTAGTGATGTATTAGAAGCTTGGGTTAGAAATAATAGTACAGCCACAGCACCAGCTGATGTATCTTTAACTAAAATAGATAGATCTGCTTATGCCGCTTTACCAAATAAATTAACTCAAGGAACACCTTCTCAATATTATGTTCAAAGATTAGTTGCACCTTCAATTAGTTTATATGCAACACCTTCAGCTAGTTTTTCTGGAGCTAACTTTCAATTAAAATTTTATTACATGGCAAGAATACAAGATGCAGGAGCTTATACAAATACTGCAGACGTTGTTTATAGATTCTATCCTTGCATGATTTCAGGACTAGCTTATTATTTAAGTGTAAAATATTCTCCTGAAAGAACACAAGAATTAAGAATGATGTATGAAGATGAATTTGCTAGAGCTCTTAATGAAGATAGTCAAGGAACATCTAGCTTTATTTCACCACAAACATTTTATGGAGATGGAGTATAATGGGAGTTTTTGCTAAAGGAAAATATGCACTTGCAATTTCAGATAGGTCTGGAATGGCTTTTCCTTATTTAGAAATGGTAAGAGAATGGAATGGAGCATTAGTTCATTTTTCAGAATTTGAACCTAAACAACCACAACTTAATCCAAAACCAGTTGGTGCAGATCCCCAAGCTTTATTTAATCCTAGAGTTCAGCCTCCAGCAGTTGATAGTTTAATTTTATTGGATCCCGATCCTTTTACTGCGGTAATTTCAGGAGGTGTAACTTTTATAAATGTTTTTTCACTTGATCATCAAAGAAAAGCTGGATCTAAAGTAAGATTTAGAGGACCTCCATTGGTAACATCTGCTGGATCTGGTGGTTCAGATGCACACAACTTACAAGCTTTTGCAACTATACCAAACTTTGCAGGAGTATCAGATATTAATAGTGCTACTGGGTTTACAATTACATTAGGACAAAAACAAGCTGACGGAAGTGTTATAACAGCATCAGGAACTTTATCTCAACCAGAAAATTATTTCTTTATTACTAGTTCTAGTAGTGCTACAAGTTCAGGAGTAAAAGGTGGTGGATCTTCTTGTTCCGTTGGTCCTGTAACCCTAAAGGTAGTTAATCAATAATGGCATATACATTAGCAAACTTATATTCAGATGTTAGATCTTATACAGAAGTAGGAAGTTCTGTTTTAACAGATGCTATTTTAGCTAACATAACTAAAAATGCAGAAAATTCTATTTTTAGAGCTATTGATACAGACCAAGAAAGATTTTATGCAACATCAAATTTAACCACAGATAATAGATATATGAGTATTCCTTCAGACTTAAGATTTATAAGATACGTTCAAGTAACAGACGGTGCAGGAAATCAAGTTTATTTAGAACAAAGAGATACTAGTTTTATGGCTGAATATTATTCTACACCTAATATTTCTTCTACAGCTGTTCCTAAATATTATGGAAACTGGAATGAAACAACATGGGTTATAGCACCAACTCCAAATGCTAATTATTCTGTTACTATGTCCTATAATAAAGAACCTACTAGTTTAACTAACTCTTCAGTTAGTTCTAATGGGACTTATTTATCAAATAAATATCAAGATTTGCTTTTATATAAATGTATAGCTAATGCATATGGATACTTGAAAGGTCCAGCAGATATGTTACAATACTATACAGGGCAATATGATAAAGCTCTAGAATCGTATGCGATCGAACAAATCGGTAACAGACGCAGAGACGAAGATATGGATGGCGTTCTTCGGGCTCAACTACAATCTAAATCTCCATCTAGTTACGGAAACAATAATTAAGGAGAAAATAAATGGCAAATATAGTACCTTTCGCTTTTAAAGGAGAACTCATGTCTGGAACTCACAATTTCAGTGCAGGGGGTAATACTTTTTTTCTAGCGTTGTATACGTCAAATCCATATTCAACAGCAAGTACAGTTTATGATACAACTAATGAAGTATCAGGATCAGGTGGTTCTAACTATACAGCTGGTGGAAAACAATTACAGAACCAACAAGTAGGAGCTTCAACAGCAACTACTACAGTTGATTTTGATAATTTAACATGGGGAGCAGCAACAACAGGCGCTGCAACTTTTGGAGCGGCGTTTGCAGCAATCTATAATTCAACTAATGCAAATAAAATAGTTGTAGTTTTAGATTTTGGTGGAACAAAAACGGCAACGAATGGTGATTTCACTATTGCGTTTCCTAGTATTTCAACACCTGCTAATGCAATTTTAAGTTTAACATCATCATAGGATTTTAAATAATGGCTTTAGTTTTAAATGATAGAGTAAAAGAAACTAGCACGACTACTGGCACAGGAGCTATGGCTCTTGCAGGCGCAGCGGTTGGCTTTGTTACTTTTGCAACAGGTATCGGTAATAACAATACAACTTATTATACTATTCATAATCAAGGTACTAATGAATGGGAAGTAGGTCTTGGTACGTTAGATGCTACGTCAGCAAATTTAACAAGAACAACTGTAATCACTTCTTCAAGTGGTGGTTCAGCTATTAATTTTAATACAGGTACAAAAGATGTATTCTGTACTCTACCTGCAGTTAAAACTCCAGACATGACATTAACAACAACAGGAGATGTATTATATGCATCTGCTGCTAACACACCAGCGAGACTAGCATTAGGATCAGCTGGCCAAATATTAGTTGTCAACGCAGGAGCAACAGCTCCCGAGTGGACAGTTAATGATAAAGCATCGGAAGGATTTGCAGTTGCAATGGCAATTGCATTATAAGTAAAAGGAAACAATGGCACAAAATTTTAGAAGACATACAGCAAATGCAGTTGGAACAGCAGCGGTTGAATTATTTCAATCAAATGGTTTTGATTGTGTGGTAGGTATATCTTTATCTAATGTACTAGGAACAGCTATTAATGCTACAGCTTATATCAATGATGGAACAAACAACATCTCTATAATAACTACAGCTCCAATCCCAACAGGATCATCTCTACAAGTTTTAGATGGTGGCGCAAAATTTGTTATGCAAAATGGAGACAGATTATTTGTTCAAAGCGATACCGCTTCATCAATTGATGTATATATTAGTATAGTAGATGATATTAGTAGTTAAGGATAAATATGGCATACATAGGCAACAGGCCTGCGAATCAAGCTTTAACAGCTAATGATATTGCAGATGGAATAGTAACTAATGATAAATTAGCAGGTAGCATTAGTAATAATAAACTATTGCCTATTTCTAACGCAACATTACAAAATAGTTCAGTTACATATAATTCTGTTACAGTTGCTCTAGGAGCTTCAGGTTCAATTACTACAACAGAAACTGGTCCAACATTTACTTCAATTAGTCCATCAACTATAGAAAATCAAGCTACAAACATTACAATTACAGGAGCAGGTTTTGTTTCTATTCCTCTTGTTGAAGCAGTTAATTCTACAAGTGGAGCAAGAATTACAGCTTCAGCTGTAACCTTTACTTCAGCTACAACTTTAGTAGCAACATTTACAATTTCAATTGATGGAACTTATTTCATACATATTCAAAACCCAGATGGAGAAGCAGTTAATTCTGGAGCAGTATTAACAGTTTCAGATGGACCAGCATGGTCAACAGCAGCTGGAACTCTTGGAACTTTTGCAGCAGGCGCATCTATTTCAGCTACAGTAGCTGCAACAGGAGACGCACCAATTGCATACTCTAAAACAAGCGGTACATTCCCTGGAGGTTTATCTTTAAATACATCTACAGGTGTGATATCAGGTACAGAGAGCGGAGCAACTGCTACAACAGAATATTCGTTCACGATCCGTGCTTCAGATGCACAATCACAAACAGCTGACAGAGCATTTACAATGACGATTTCTGTAGGCGCAGCAGGAGCAACACAGTTTAACTAGGAAATATTATGGCATCAACTAAATTAACAAGAACAAACGGAACACCTACTAATACTAAAATAATGACTTTTAGTGTTTGGTTTAAAATTGGAACACAAACTAATCAACAGACTTTAATTAGTTCGGTTGAAGCTGCAAGTGGTGGAAGTTATACTGATCTTAAAATTATGAATGCCGCTACTCATAGAAATGTATTTCGTTTTGAATGTAAGACAACTGAAGGAAATTATATTGACCTTAAATTTAATCGGTCATTAAGAGACCCAGGTGCCTTTTATAATATAATAATTGCAGTAGATACTACACAAGCAACTGATACAAATAGAGTAAAAATTTATGTTAATGGAGTTCAAGAAACATCTTTTGCTACAGCAACTTATCCTCCTCAAAATCATAATTTAGATTTTTCTAAAAGTGGAATAATACAACAGGTTGGAGCATACGAAAATACAAATTATTGGGATGGTTTAATGTCTTATTTTGCTTTCGTAGATGGCACGGCATACGATCAAAGTTATTTTGGGGAAGTAGAGTCTTCAAGCGGAATCTGGAAAATCAAGACGGCTCCAAGTGTAACCTATGGTAATAACGGTTTTCTTTTAAAAATGGATACATCTTCTCCTGGAACAGATACATCAGGAAATAGTAATACATTTACAGCTTCAGGCACACCAACTTTAACACAAGATAATGCGAGTAATAATTTAGTTACTTTTAATCCATTAAGACCCAATAGTATAAGTCAAACTTATTCAAACGGAAATAATACTGTTATTAGAACAGGTGCAGGTGGTCAAATGAATGGAACACAAGGTGTTACAAAAGGTAAATGGTATTACGAATGTTTAATTGATGATTATTGGCAATATTTAGGTTGGACAGCACCTTCTTTAAATACTTCTCAAACAGCAACTTGTGCAGATTCAAGTTCAGGTTTTTATGGTTTGTATTCAAATGCGTCTGCTGTTTATACTTATGCAAATGGTAGTAATACACCACAAGGTTCTTATACAACTATGGCATCAGGTTAAATTTGGGGAATAGCTTTTGATGCAGATAATGCAAAAATGTATTTTAGTGTTAATGGAGTTTGGGAAAATTC